ATTTGGCTCAACCACATTGGTTGCTTGTAAAGCTGGTAATCCCTTTAACCATAAGCATGTAGCTTTACGCTCAGGATCACCAAACATGTAGGGATGAATTACTTGTGAAGGCTTTTGATAGATTTTGCTCATGCATCCAATTGGATTCTCAATTGCTACCTTTTCGCACTCCAGATCAGTAAACAAATTGAAAAATGCAATTGCTTGCTCGCGATTTTTCATCCGGGTAATTGCTTTCTCCCCATACCTATCAACGTTAAACCAACGATTGCCAGCTACAGATAGAAAGGTGCAAGGAGGATGAGCAACAATGAGATCCCAGCCTCCATACAACACATCACGAACATCACCTTGATAGTGATTACCTGGTGCTTCTGTTGGGAGTAAGTCACTAGACATAGCGTTGTGACCTAAAGCTGAAAAAGCATCACGAACACGTCCAGAATATTCACAAGCAACCAGTACGTTTAATCTTTTCATACCGCCTCCTTGTCATGTCCTGTCATGGCTTCCTGCTTAAGCTGGTCTAGCATTTTCAGTTTTCTTAATTTCTCGTAGAGGTTCGCTGCTGCTCTTGTTTCTTTATTGCGAGTGCCGAGGTTGTAATCTCTGCGGAGCTTCATCATTGATGTGTAATCTACAAATTCGATCATGCTTTCAGCTCCCCTTTAACATTCAGGATGTCTTTTGCGTATTGAGTTGCCTTGTAATGATTTTTCCCAACACGTTCGAAATATTTCCATTCAACAAATTTTTGAAGATTGCTGTAGATGATTCCTCGATTGAAATCAAACACTGATTCCTTCACGTCTTTGACACTGAAAGGCGCTGATGCATGACAGCCAAACACGAGTAAGCTAAGCTGGTCATCAAAGTTCAATTTCTTTGTTCTATTTAAAGTTTTCATGCAGCCATTCCTTCTTCTCGAATAGTCACAAAACGGCAGATATCTAAGCGGTCCATAACTCGAACTACGCCTTTCTTGCCATGACGATTTTTAGCAACGATTAATTCGGTGACACCTGACGGTAGGTCGTCTTCACCAATGATTGGATTCGCTAGGATGATTTGGTCTGCATCTTGTTCGATCTGACCTGATTCTTTTAGATCTGATGCTTTAGGACGTTTCCCTTTCTCAGACTCACGATTAAGCTGCGCTAATGCTATAACTGGGCAATCAAACTCTTTAGCAAGTGCTTTTAAATCACGGCTAATTGAGCTCACTTCCTGGTAACGGTCTTTCTTACTTGGGTCACGAACCAATTGAAGGTAGTCAATTACGATGCATCCTAGTCTTTTGTATTTGCGCTTAGCTTTACGAGCCCAAGAATGTATTTCTGCAATTGTCGGCTTTTGCTTGTCTTCGATATGGATTGGCAAAGAACTGAACCGTCTTTGAGCATCTGCAAATTGAGCCAACATCCCATCAAATAATTCAGCGTTATGAATGTTGTCATAAGGAATTTTGGTTAATGCTGAGATACAGCGGTTTGTGAATGTCTCTACATCCATTTCGGCAGATACAACCAATACAGGCTCGTTGTATCGCACTGCTGTCTGAATAACTAACATTTGAGCTAGAGTTGATTTACCTGAACCAGGACGACCACCCACGATGCAGAAGTGTCCTTTTTGAATTAATCCAACAAGGTTATCCAGGTGAGTTAAGTTAAACTTTACGCCTGTGTACTGCTTGTTAGCTTTAGCCTCAGCCTTTTGGATTAAACGATCTGTAGCACGGTTCATAGCCTCTTCAAATGTGAAGCTAGTCTTTTCAACATCGTTTGAAGTTTTCTTTCCATCTAGGATGCTTTCAGCAGCAATGTGAACGTCAGGGATTGTTAGGTCTTTTGCAATCTCTGCAATGCTTTGCCCGATATGCTCAACTTCACGGTGTGCCTTAAACTTGTTTAGCTCAGCAACATAAGACTCCAGGTTGTAGAAGCTTGAAGGCGCTTCACTGCTCATTTGAAGCAGGTATTCGGAACCGCCCATCAAATGAATTACGTTCTTCTGCTTAAGCTGCTGCTCAACCATAACGAAGTCATACGGTTTGTTTTCATTCGCAAGGTCTGCAATTGCCTGAAAGATTTGCTTATGGCGTTCTGGAAAGAAACACTCAACATCAAGATCATTGCTTACAACGTCAAACGAGTTGTCCACAGTCATCAAAGCTGTAAGAACCGCTTGTTCCATTGGAATGTTATGAATATGCGACATTACCAATCCCCCATATCTACTTTGAGTTCAGAAGGATTGATGTTTTGTGCAATACCACTTGCTTGTTGGAATAAACGCTCTACGAGCTTGTAGTCACGCTTAACCCACTTCACAAAGTTTGAATACATCTGAGTGCTTGTAACTGCACCAGTGTGTATTTTGTTTTCATAGTGAGGATTGATTTCAAGAAGGAGTTGATCAACCTGGTCTTGAGATACTTTTGGTAATCCAGATCTTTGCATCCAAGAATTCAATTGTTGTAAATCTGGTTTCCAGATATTCAGAACTTCATCAACTGGATTTTCTTGTTGCTCACTTTCTTTTAAGTTTCTTTTCTTTTCTTTTACAGAGTGACATTTGATGCTACTAGTTCCAGTATCATTTGATGCTACTAGTCTAGGTACATTTGATGTAACTACTTTAGATGCACCAGTATCATTTGATGCTACTAGTTCTATAGATAATCTATCTTCAAAAGTCACTTCATAACTTGTAGCTTTACCCAAAGTTTTAGTGATTTTTACTAGGTTGTATTTCGCTAAATCAGACATCGCTTTTCTGACAGTTCTTTTGTCTTTAAAGCCCGCTAATTTAAGAATTAATGATTCACCAATAGCCTTGTTTTCTTCATGAAAGCCTTTGATTTGTCTATTAAGCAAAACTAGACATTTAATTGCTTCACCACTTAAAACAGCCAAATACCCCTCATCACAAACAAAGTTAGGCAATGGTGTGTACCCATCTTCTTTTTTGGACATGGCTTTTTGCTCAATTCTTTTTGCTGTGCTTGGGTGAATGTCTACATTCTCCAAAGGCAAAACTCTTAATGCACCCATCAAACACCTCGCAATACAAATGCAGCTAAATCAGCTTTTGCTTTAGCTAATGCCATAGAGTTTTCGAGAGTTCGATTAAGCACATAAGCCTCAACCGCTTTTTGAAACAAACTAATCTTCCGATTTAGTTCAATGTCTGCTAATATTTGATAGTTCATTTGGTCCTTCTCCGATTGAACATTGAGCCTGATCCACGAAATCAGGCTTTTTTATTTATCTAAATCCCCGTTAATCCCTTCTGGTTCCTCATCGAAGCTGATTTCAGTAGAGATATCCCGTACTAAAGCGCCTAATCCCAAGCGCTGAAAAGCTTTTGCTTGTAAATTAAAGACATGCCACTCACCTACGATTTCTTTCTCAAGCAAGAAAGCCAAATAGCTGGCAAGGTCTTTTTCTTTTACAGAAGCGAGTGTTTTAGCTCGTTCATGGATTTCGGGAGATAAACGCACATGCGTAGATTTTTTTTCAAGGCTCATAAAACTTTCCTTATGCCGCTAAATGTTTTGGATTTGCTTTATCGAGTAGCCATTCTTGAGTCACTTTCCCGTTACTGTGCTCAGCAAGAATCTGTGCGTAGTTGGTTTCACCTGTGTAATCAGTACGTGGCAATACACCTTTCTCTGCCATCTTTCTTACAGCAACGTAGGATATCCCAAGTAATGACGCTGCATTGGTTCGCCCACCAACAGCATCAATGGCTTGTTGAATAGGATTCATATCTTAAACCTTATTTAAACCTAATTAATATTTTTATTAAACCATGAGTTAAAATTATTTTCAACCTATGGTTGCTTACAATTTTATATTTTTTATACGAAAATTTAACCAAAGGTTTCACGCGATGAAAGTTATGAGCACAATGGTTGAGCGCATTCAGGAAGCACTGAAAGCAAAGAAATTATCATGGTCTAAAGCTGCCACAATGATTGGCCTGACTCCTCAAGCGCCTTCTAAATGGAAAAAAGGACAGATTGGCAAAGAGACTTTGGATAAGTTGGCCGAACTTTTAGAAGTTGATGCCGGATGGCTTCTAAACGGGAAGAAAAAACAAAATTTAACCAACTTCAACATGCAAGAATTTATGGATAAGCACGGTCTATCCAAGAAAGATGAATCATCATTTGATGTGAATGATATTCAAAGCCCGTCAGTAGTTGAGTATGGTGGGGATGATGGATTTATCTGGATTGATGTGGTAGAGGCAAGTTTTTCTTGTGGCACAGGAGAGTCTATAGAGTTTCACTTTGATGTGATCAATGGAAAACAGCCATTCCCACCTAGTTTTTTTAAACAAAAAAATGTTCATCCTGATTGCATGCGCATCATCAAGGCTAAAGGCGACAGCATGGCGGACAAGATTGATGATGGGGATTTGGTTGGCATTGATATATCCCAAACCGACATTATCGATGGTCAAATTTATGCTGTTTACTTTGAGGGTGAAGGCATGATTAAGCAGATTTTCAAGGAAGAAGGCGGGAAACTGATTCTGCACAGCCTAAATCCTAAATACAGAGATCGTGAAGTCACGGAGCAAAATGGATTGAATTTTAAAGTTATGGGTCGCCAATTTTGGCGTGCAGGTTAAAAAAGGAGAATGGAATTGGATAACGCAAAACTACCAATCAATCAGATTATTGCTCGCATCAATGATGCTGCGAAACATGGTGAAGCTTTGGTGCTAACAGCCGAAGAAGTGAAGATTCTTTCCAAAGATATTGGCGACAAAGTCTTTATTCCTGTGCTTACTAATGAGCAGGTCGTGCAGTTGGTAAAAGAAGGAAAGCTAGGCCAGAAAATTAAATAATAAAAAAAGACCGATAGTAAGTCGGTCTTTCCACCCAAGCTTAGGAAGGTCTTGGATTGACTAATGTTGGCAGCATTAGCCTTTGCGCCCACCAATATCACAAGATAATTGATAAGTTGAGAATAACATATGTTTGGAGAATTAGTAAAAAAGATTAAGACTTGGTACAAAGGAGATCCAGGTCTAATTGACAGCAACCCTGCTACTGGCATTGATACAATTATAAGGGAGCCTTATAGAAGTCCCCTTGCTAAATTGGTAAGCTATTTTATTAGGCCCATAGGGTGGGCTTACAATTTTTTTATTCAAGAGTGGAAGTTCATTATTACTACGTTTTTAGTCATCCTTAATTTTGTCTACACTCACTCGATTAATAAGACCTTTAAGCAAAATAACCAAGAATATTCCAGATGCGAGGTACAGAAAGAAAGGGGAAATGAAATTACTTTTCATTGTTTGAAGAGAGAAAGCCATTGAGAAGCTAAACATCGACATCGACAAACAAAAGGTTAAATTGTTTTTACTCATATCTATAAACTCACTGTGAACCCGACACAGCATTAGATCGGGTGGAGAAGTAAAATGGCTGTATATTCTGTAACTTATGATCTTATTAAATCAAAAGATTACTCCAGAATTATTGAGGGAATAAAAAAAGTTTCTGGTGATAATTGGGCGAAACCAACTCGATCACAATGGATCATCACATCAACCAAAACATCTGAACAAGTTAGGGATTTTCTTAAAAACTATATTGATTCTGATGATGTTTTATTTGTGATCGAGGTTAAGCCAGAAAATTGGGCTTCATGGAATATTCCTAGAGAAACCCTTAATTGGTTGCATTCTTGAGTCCATGCCCGCCTACTACACCAACACCATTATCGAAGTTTTCTTGCGCTTTGAGGGTGGCTTCAAGAATAGCCTGATCTCCATCAACAAGAGCATCTTCTTGTAAGATGTACGAACAACCCATAATTTGAATTTTAGTACCTTTTGGTATAACAGCAATGTTCTTGCTCATAATAAACTCCATACAACCCACCCAGCGTGGGTTTTCTTTTGTCTATTAAAGCATATTTAAACCTAATCATAAATTATTTTCACCTATGGTTTAATTTATGCTTGCTTTTATTTTATACCTTTGGTTTAATAAATCTCACCAGATAACAAAAAAGTCCCTGACATCTGACCGACGGGACTTTTACTCAACGAGTGAGGTCATTATGAATCAAAGAATTGAAAAGTACAAGCTTAGCCAAGCCTTTAGGGATGGCTCAAAAGCATTCGTAGCTTTCTGGATTATCACCTTCATTGCATTTGCATTCTTAAAAGGCTGTGCCGACGAGCAACACGTCAACGAACTCAAAGCAAAACAGAACATGTATGTCCGCGTTCAGGTTGAGGGGGTGAAGTGATGTCACATTTCAAACCTGGTCAATTAGCTGTTCTCGCAAATGATGATCAAAAATCAAATATTGGGAAAGTTGTTTCTTTAGTTAGATGGCATGAATCAAAACAAGACACATCAGGCAACACACACCATGACGTATGGGATGTTGATTGCAATGATGGCTTAGAAACCTCTACAGGCAACTACTCATATACAAATGTTTTTGTTTATGCAAAGGACTTGCAGCCTTTAGCTAAGGAGCCCTCTCATGGATAACTACAAAATCAAAGTTTGTCGTAATAGAGGTGTAGTCAAAACAAGGTTTGTTGAGGGCTTTGGCAAAAATTACATCGTTTCAAACTTGGGACAAGTATTTTCAGTCGCTCGTTCAGGAAACTGGAAGCTTAAGCAGTTAAAACCAAATGTTAATCACAAAGGATATAGCCGAGTAACTTTGAAGAATGGCGGGGAATGTAAAACACTAAGCTTACATAGAGTTGTTGCTCATGCATTCATTGAAAACCATTTAGGTAAAACTCAGGTAAATCATATAAACGGAATTAAATCCGACAATGACGTAGCAAATCTCGAATGGTGTACACCAAAGGAAAACATTCATCACGCCTTAAAGACCGGTTTAACAAAGGTTTCCTCTGGCGAGAAAAAGTCTCAATTAACTAATGAGGATGTCTTGCAGATAGTTTCTAGATATCACAATGGCGAAATGTTGAGAGAGATTTCTAAAGACTACCCCGTTTCTGAACAAACACTAAGTTCAATTGTTAATGGAAAGAGTTGGTCAAGCGTCACTGGCATCCAACACTCATATATCGGCAAGGGAGTTAAAAGATGTCAAATGAATTAAAAGACCCAGCATTGATTAGCGGTGCTGAGGCAAAGCTTGCGTGGGCTAATGGAGTTGATATTCAAATCAAGAATGTAAATTGTGTCAACTGGTATGACTTAGATGAGAGCAAATACAATCTTGATATTTTTGATAATGTTCGTGTTGATTTCCGCCTCAAACCCCAAACCATCAAGCTTGAACTTGAGCTGCCGAAGCCTTTTGAGCCGAATCTGGATGAAAACTATTGGTTTATAGATAGCACAGAAGAGAAAGGTTACAGACTAACTCGCTTTGACAACGATGAAAATGATCAGGACGTTATGCAATTCGGAGCATGGCGCACCGAAGTCGAGATCAAGCAAGTCGTAGAGCAACTCAGAAAGATACGAGGTACTAACTCATGAATATGTTAGCCAATATCTCGTTTGATGCTGCGGTATTCACAAGCCTTGAAGTGATGAATGTAGGTGTTGAGGATGGCGTTATTCAGTTCTCTTTATCTATTCAAAACGCTGAGCACATCTACATCGTTGCGAGTGTCAAAGGAATTGAGAAAAACGACACTTTCGAATATGGCGAAGGCTTGGACTATCAAGACTGGAAAGATGTGAATTACACAAGAATGACAGTCGATTCAAGTAGCCGACCACATGTCGATGACTTTGATTATGTCGATGCAATCGAAGGTATGCCCTTTGCCCTAACTTCTACTCAAATTCAAAAGCTGAATGAGTATTTAGAAGAACTGGCAAGAGAAGAAAAAATTTCAGAGTTGAGAGGTGGGTGATGGAGTGGATTAGTGTTGATGAACGTATGCCTGAGTTGGATGTTTTGGTTTTAATTTTCAATCCATTCACTCATGAAACTATGCATACAGCAAAGTTAGTAGAAATTGAAGGTGAAGAATGGTGGTTCTTTGAAAGTGATGATGACTACCTAGATCCACAATATACATCCCACTGGATGCCACTACCAGAACCACCAAAGAATTAGGAGAAGATTATGAATGCGCCAGTGCAACACTCAGGACAGAACCCTTTTGCAGTAGCTGCTCCTACTACTCAAGCAATGTCTACAGTTCAATCTGATAGTCAACGTGCAATTGCAGAGGTTCAAGCAGCTTTAGTTATTGCTAAACAGTTTCCACGCAATCCAATTGAAGCTTATGACCGGATTATGAACGCTTGCCAGCGTCCAGGTTTAGCTCAATCGGCTGTTTATTCTTATGCTCGTGGTGGTAGTTCGGTAACTGGTCCATCAATTCGACTTGCGGAAATGCTTGCTCAGAATTGGGGGAATATTCAGTACGGTATCCGTGAATTATCTTCTGAAAATGGCGAATCAACGGTTGAAGCTTTTGCTTGGGATGTAGAGACAAACACCCGTCAAACAAAGGTATTTCAGGTTCCACATATACGCTACACACGCAATGGATCTAAAAAATTAACAGATCCACGCGATATTTATGAATTGGTTGCAAATAATGGCGCTCGTCGTCTTCGTGCATGCATCTTAGGTGTAATACCCGGTGATGTAATTGATGATGCAGTTAATCAGTGTGAAAAGACAATCCATGCAAGTGCTGATACTTCACCAGAAGCTGTACAAAAACTTGTTGTTGCCTTTGAGCAATTTAACGTCACCAAGAAAGACATTGAAGATTACATTCAGCGTCGTCTTGATGCTATTACAGCAGCCAATATCGTTGCGCTTCGCAAGATTTTCACTAGCTTACGTGATGGCATGAGTTCACCTAAAGACTGGTTTAAAAATGTCACTGTGAAGGAAGTTGGAGAAGTTCAGGAAGTTAAACCAACTGTACCAGACAACGAGTTCCCGGTTCTCTTAGAGCAAATCAAAGCCGATGCAGTTACTAAAGAATATGTATTAGAAGGCTATGCACTTACTAATGCACAAAGAGCTGAGGTAAATGCACTATGAAGCTATTCCGATGCTCAAGCCTTCATAAGCTTGTAGGCGACCCTAAAACTAAAGGCTCAGTTCTTAGCGATACAGCTAAGACTGAGATTAGAACAATCGTTAAGGAGGACTTGACCACGTTCAAGTCTTTCAAAGGCAACCAGTACACGGCTAAAGGTAATGCGCTTGAAGAAATCGCAATTAGCCTGTCTGGCAAGATTCGTTTTCGCCAGTATGTAAAACATGAAGGCCGTTTGGAAAATGAATTAATTACTGGTGAATGCGACATTCTTGATCTGAATAACAAGTTGATCATCGACACTAAATGCACTTGGGATATTGGCACTCACCCTTTCTTTAAAGATGAGGCAGAAGAAAAGGCAAAGAAGGCTGGTTACGACTGGCAGATGCAAGGCTACATGTGGCTTTACGACTGTGAGCAAGCAATGGTCGATTTCTGGTTATTCCCTTGCCCTATCGAGCTTACAAATGATTGGGATGATAGAGAGCAGCTAATTGATTTAGTTGAGCGAATCGATTTAAGAGAACGATTAACAACTGTCACCTACAAACGTGACGAAGCAATGATCCAAAAGTTTAAAGACAAAATTCCACATGCTCAAGAGTACTACGCAAAGTTATATCAAGAGCGCATTAAAGCGAAGGTGGCAGCATGACAGATTTGAATAAGGAAAGAGAGGCTTTTCTGAATGCCTTCCAATATTACAAAGGAAGAAGAGACATTATTTTTAGTCATGAGCATGAACTGTTTATGACTAGATCAAACAATCCTTCTGAAGTTGCTCAAAAAGAAATAAGCAACATGAATAGCCGTTGGGATGCTTGGCTTAGATGTGCAAAGCATCGTGATGCAGAGCTAGAAAAAGCCAAAGCTCAGGCGGTGCAACAATCTTTTGAGATTGGTCGTCTTCAAGATCGAATCACTGAATTGCTTGATGAAAGACAAGATTTGTATGCACAGATTAATAATGATCAGGCGGTGCCAGATACTCAACAAAAGCTTACAGATACATATTATTTGGAAGGCTCAGATTATGTAGTTGATTGCCCTTTCGAATATGACATTGAAATAGATAAGGGAGAAGTGCTTGAGTTGCAAAAATGGCAACGTACTGAGTCAACAAAAGTATATTTTGCAAATATCTATAAAGATGAAGATAACTTTGAAATTCTTCAATTCGCTTCAAAAGCCGAAGCTGAAAATGCAGTTGCAGAAAACTTGAAGTTTTTAGAAGCAAGCGAATCGGGAGCAGAACAATGAGCATAACTCTTAATGGTCACCAATTAAAAAGCCTTCTCGAATTTGTAAATCCAGATGGTGAAAATGATTTAGATCAACTTGAAACTGAACTAACTATTAAATTTTTTGAAGATGGGCACAGTGGCAAAGGCTATTACTTTTGGATGACCGAATATCCAGAGGAAGGCAGCATGTTGTTGGATGTTGAATCGGGAGCTGAGGGATGAGTGAAAAAGCATTTAAAGATTTAAAAATTCGGTTCTACATGGCAATTGGTATTGCAAATGCCACTCAGGAAGATTTTTACCCTCTTAGTGAATTCATTGATGAAGATGACTGGAATGCAATGGATGAACTGCAAAAGGAAACATTTATTTCTGATTGCGCTAATGATTGGAGTCAAAACTATTTAGATTTGGGAGGCTGGGTGGAATGAGTGAATTTGATATGGCTTATTTTGACGTAAAGCTCTTTATCTCCAAGCGGACTACTGGGTTCATTTACAAAGGCTTATTTATCGAAATAGATGAGAGTAACGTCTTCGCATATACAGTCTTTGAAAATGAAAATTGTAGTGAAGAGTTATGCGGCTTTCTCAGCATGAAAGATGCAATTGAATATGTAGATGAAGTTAAAGCGGAAAGTAAGGAGGGGTAATGTCAGAAAAGCAAAGTCGTTTGCTTGACTTGAAGGCGGTTGAATTAAAAACCAGCCTTCCAAAGTCAACTATCTATGACTGGATGAAAACAGGCTACTTCCCTCCTTCTATGTTATTTGGAGAGGGCAAAAGAAAAATTGCGAGATGGCTTGAATCTGATATAGACTGTTGGATAGAAAAGCACAGAATGGCATCCTAA